CGATTATGAGGGTGTGTTCGGTTACAACATGACCGGCAAAGGTGCTGAGACTTTTATGGTCAGAAGTGCTAGTGGAGCTTATAACAGTGCAAATTCTTCTACTTGGTCAACCACCTCTGATGTTCGCATTAAAAAGAACATAATTCATGCAACTCTTGGATTAGATGCTTTAAATGAAATTCAAGTCAGGCAGTTTGAATATCGAGAAAACGATGAGATTGAAGATGAGTTGGAAAAAGATCTTCCAACAGGAAAAGTTGTTACTGGGGTTATAGCTCAAGAAATAGAAAATGTACTTCCAGAAACAATAACAGTAAGAGACAACGGCTTATTAACTGTAAAAACAGATGCTGTTCTTTGGACGGCTGTTAAGGCGATACAAGAATTGTCTGACAAAGTAGACGAGCTGACTGAAAAACTTAATAACTGCAATTGCGAATAGGAGACTAAAATGGCAGTAAAGAAAACATTAATTCAAGCTGTCCCCGGAAACGAGGATGGCAAAGTAGTTCGTTGGCAATTAACAATGAAGTACGAACAAGGCACCGAAGGCGAAGCTGATTATTATCAAAGCGATAAATACGTTACTGTTTATGCGACTGAAACACGCCCCGGCCCTAACGGAGATGAGACAACCAACAATTTTACCGCAAAGGCAGAAGGCGATTGGACTAAAAAAGAGCTAGAAGATCTTTGCCCAACGGCTAAATGGGATGCGATTTTTGCAAGCCAATACGACTCAGTAATTACTAACCCCCCTAAAGATCCGGTTGATAATAACGATTTTGTGATTCCTAGCTAATGGAACCGCAACCTTACAGTTTTCATACACTGCCAGCGGCATTTATGCTAGAGGCGCAGCTATCTGAAAGCATGGTAGGCACTCTTAATGACTACCTTGATAAGTTAATGGTGGATGAAAGCCGAATAGATCATTCAGGCACGCTAGTCGGCCAGATAGGTCACGGGCAACAGCTTACGATGGATCATCTTTGTAAAGAGTTAAAAGATTTTAATTGGTTGATTCAAGGTTTAGCAATGGACTACGTTAAGCAGTTTTGCGCTCAGTCTGGTAATCCACTAAAAGGGAAAAGAGAGGTATTAACCGATGAGCTTTGGTCTGTGCATTCTTATGCTGGCGATTATAATCCCATACATGACCATGGTACTAAAACACTTATGGGAGTTTCCTGCACCTGTTGGACAAAAGTACCACAACAAATACTAGATCAACCTACGGCGGGAAGTCCTGAATACAGCCTGTATAACGCATCAGGTAATGCGGATGGTTGTTTAGCGTTTAGCTATGGTCGTAATAGTTTAATGGATATAGAACGGTTAGCTCCTCCTCAAAGTTTTGTTATTAAGCCAGAAGTCGGAAAGATGCTGATGTTTCCTAGCTGGTTAACGCACATGGTTTACCCCTTCGAGGGTGACGGAGAACGGCGCACAGTCGCTGCAAATTTAAATGTATGGAAGGTAGAGGAAGATGGAACAAGACACTAAAGCAGAAGTTGTAGAGGAAAAAGAAGTCGCTCAACTTCCTCCTAATCCTGAGATGTTGACTGCTCGTATGGATGAACTTAGAGAAGAGATTGGGCAGATTACCAATGTAATTAATGCGAATCAAAAGCAGCTTGATACTTATGTAGCGGCTTTTAACTGGTACTCACAGCAATTAGAATCGGCAAGCGCGGAGCAGCAGTAATGGATTTGCTTGTTAATTTGGTGTCTGTAATAACAAGTATTGTTTGCGCAGCATCCATTATTTGCAGTTTGACTCCTACTCCGAAAGACGATGCGTTGATTGGAAAACTATATAAAATAATTGAAATAGCCGCTTTAAACATTGGAAAAGCAAAAGACCCTGGTGTTGACTTAAAACCTTTAGACGTTAAGTTTGTTAAAAGGTCAGATTAATGGCGTCAAAAAGATCACAAGTTAAAAATGTCGAAGCTGAACAAGCTTTGTCTGAGTTAAAAACTCATCAAATAGAATGCGCGTTACGCTACGAACGTATTGAAGAGCGTTTGGAAGAAGGATCTGAAAAGTTCAAAAAACTGGAAATGATGATTTGGGGAGTGTACCCGTTCATGGTGGCGACTATAGTAGCCGCAAAGTTTTTATGACAGATGCAAGGCGCAATATTAGCTTTTATGTTAATAACCGTCATAGAAGGAAATGTGGCGCAAGGTTCGGAGCAAATGTTATTTAGGGACATCCATAGATGTCAGCAATTTGCATACTGGATAGAGCATAACTGTAGAGATGTCCGTTGTAGAGGGGGCATTAAACAACACAACATAACAGCGTATTGTAAACCGGTCATGGCGGGAGCTAACCAAAAGTTTTGGGATTAAAAATGAGCATATATAGCGGTTTATTTTACATACATGAAGAAAAACGATTTGCTCGATGGAACGAGTATATTGAGTTTTATCGACAGCAACGGTTGAAAGAAAATGCCTAAAAAGTTACAAGAAAACTCAGTTTGGGCTAAATATGACATTGATCAAGACGGCACGGTTAGTGACGAGGAACTAGAACGTGCTACTCAAATGATTGAACTAGATCTCCGAGAAGAAAAGCAAGACAGCCAGCGCAGAATAGCGTGGGTTGCAATGTCTTCAATGGTTTTGTATTCGTTACTGCCGTTGTTGCCTTTTGTACCAGAAGAACGTCTTTCAACCTTGTCTTCTCTAAGTGATATGCTGTTCCTTAGTCAAGCCAGCATAATAGGTCTTTATTTCGGCGCTACGGCCTATATGTCACGTAAACCATAGGGGTTTACCGTGATAATTGAATCCGTCGCAGCGGCAGGGGCCATCCTGTCCACGATATCTACCGCCATAAACAAACTCAACGAAGTTGGTGACGGCGCGTCAAAAGCAGTTGAATTGATGCAAGGGTTTTCGGACGCTTTAGATTCTTTTGAGCGTGAAAAGAAAGACTCGGTAATCAGCAACCTTAGCTCACAGGAACTTTTAAAATTGGAATCAATCAAGCATCGACGCGACCAATGGGAAAAGTCGCTTCACGACATGCTCATTATTCACGACCCAGCGTTGCTTCAACGCTGGGAAGACGCTAAAGCTAGGCAGAAAGCAAACCATAAACGTCAAATGGAAGCCATAAGAGCTAGGGCTGCAGCTAGAAAGAAAATGCTTCGGCAAATATATTTAATTATGGGGGTAAGTGCTATTGGCATTCTCTGTGCGTTTATTTTAATTGGAGGGGTCATACTGATCTTTAAATAATGGAAATTCGATCTACAACACCACCCGCCCAACTATCTTGGAAACAATCCGCAGAAGAACGGTACGAAAAGTTAATGGAAACCACGCAAAGAGAAAACCGACGACGTGTGTCCGGTAACGCGGAGCTAATGCTCTACATAGCAAAAAGTGGTAAAGTTCAAGTGGAAGACGGCAGAACTAGGCCAAACAACATCAATTTTTTGGTTTAAAATATGGCTAAACAAACACAGCAAAAAACCGAAAGTAAAAAAAAATAGAAGAGCGGATTCGACAGCAACAATTAAAAACTCACAATCAAGAGTGAATTATGTGGCAAATTAGTGCGGGATTAGGGTTGGTTTTGGCGCTTACACTTGGGGCGTTCAAGCTTTACTATGATAAATCCCAAGCTGAATTGGATGCGTTTCAAATGAGATTAGAACAATCCATCCAGAATCAAAAGACGCTTGAAAGTACTATTGAAGACCAAAACAACAACCTGAAACAAACTATTAAAAATCATGACCTTATGCTTGCTCAAGTAGAACGACTACAAAGAGAAAACATGGAAGCTCAAAACGAGGTCACAGATATTAGAAAAAAGTTTTCGCGGCACTCACTCGATGTGCTGTCAGTCAGGAAGCCTAAACTTATCGAAAACATCATAAACAAAGGCACAAAAAAAGTATTGAATGAGCTTGAAACAATTACTAACCCGTATCAATTTGATGAAACTGAGCCTGTTACTAATACTGCTGCTGGTTAGCGGTTGCTCTATACTTGGCTCAAGTCGGGACATTCCTGAAGTGAAGCCTGTAGAAGTAGTGACGGTTGTACAAAAAGCCCCTACATACCACCCTCCGTTACCTAATCAAATAGACCCTGTGCCGGTAGAATGGACTGTTTTAAATCCTGACTTAATGCAAACCTATCTGGACGATCTAAAGGAAGGTAATGCGCCTACGAACGTTTGGTATGGTTTAACAACCAAGGGATATGAGAATCTTTCTACCAATATGGCAGAAGTAAAAAGGTATTTGCGACAGGTGCTTAGTATCTTAAAATATTACCGAGACTTAGACGAAGAGGTGTCTAATGAAGATCAGTAGCGACGGATTGGAACTTATCAAACATTTTGAAGGCTGTGAAACTACCGCCTATCAAGACAGTGTGGGTGTGTGGACCATTGGTTATGGGCATACCAAAGGTGTGGAAGAAGGTCAAAGTTGTTCCATCGAAGACGCTGAAACTATGCTTGCAGACGAAATGGACGAATAC